GGACAGCATGGCATACATCCTCTCCATGCATCGGGAGCAGTTACGTCGGGCATGATACTTCTTCCATTTACTTTTTATTCTGATAAGATCACCCATAGCATATATTATTCAGCTGGAACAACGAGCAACTGGCAGGTTGTCCCTGGCTGGGATCTGGATTTTGATTTGAAGTTTAACACTACCCGCACTATTTCAGGCATGGTAATCTGTAATCTTCCTGTGGGAATGAGAATGGTTACTGGTGGAAGCACTGCATTTGCTGCCGCAGTTGCTACCTTGTATCATGTCAACAGCGCAGGGACAGAAACATTTTTGAAATCAGGTATGACAATGGAAGTGGGGGCAGTTACCACAGGAAATTCAACAATCTATGATAATATTATGTCTATAGGCCTGAACGTGAATAGGATATTTAAAAGAAATGAAAAGCTAAGGCTGAACGTTATTATGTGGACTAGGACAACAACAGGATTAGCGCAGGATGCTTATTTCGGCTTGGGCATTGACCCGATGAACAGGGACGATGACGCTACCCTTCCGACTTTTAGCAGCACAACAGATACAAATCTGCTTATCTTTCTTCCTTTTAAACTAGAGGTTGAAATTTGAAACATTTAAATATAAGTTAGTATTTAATAAGTAGCTATGGTTGATATGAATATTTCTAGTGCCGTCGCAAGTGACTTAACTACAGCATTCTCAAGCCAGGCAGATGTCACAGTTGATAAAACTTATAAAGTAAGTGCAGTGCAGCTGGATTCACCGGGCGACCAGGAAGAAACAACATGGTTTAATTCTTATTGGAGCACGTGGCTTGGTTATTATAAGCAGATACCGGAACTTAACGCAGCGATAGATGCCATAGCTGCGTGGAGCATTGGAAAGGGATATATTGCAGATCCGGAAACTACATTGATTTTAGATATGATAACAGGCTGGGGCAAAGATACCTTTAATTCGATTATGTCGAATATGATAAGGATTTATCATATTGGGGGAGATGCTTATGCTGAAATCATAAGAGATGAAGAAGGAAATCTGATTAACTTAAAGCCATTAAGTCCAAGTGTCATAATGCACGTGGTTGATAAAAAAGGCAGAATAAAGAGATATGAGCAGCTATCAAGAGTTAAAGGCAATAAGAATATAATATTCCAGCCTGAGGAAATATTCCATTTATCAAGAAATAGGTTAGGTGATGAGATGCATGGCGAGGGGATTATTAAGGCTGTTGAATCCATAATCTTAATGCGCAATGAAGCCATGAATGATTGGAAAAGAGTTTTGCACAGAAATGTAGATCCGGTATGGATACATTACCTTGATACAGATGATACCGCAAAGATTAATGCATACAAGGCAAAGGCAGATACGGCAAGGGCAAAGGGCGAGAATATGTATGTCCCTATGGACACTGTTAAGGTTGAGATATCACAGGCTCCCATACAGACGCCTTTAGTGTGGATAGATGCGCTTAATCAGTATTTCTTTCAGGCCTGCGGTGTTCCTGACATTGTTGTGGGAAGTTCAAAGGCATTGACTGAAGCCAGTGCCAAGATAGCTTACTTGAGCTTTCAGCAGAGGATAGAGGAAGAGCAGCTTTACATAGAAGAGAATTGCAGAAACCAGTTAAATATTATTATCAAGCTGGAATTCCCTGCAAGATTGCAGAGCGAGGCTATAAGTGAGGTGAGTGTGGAAGAGATGAAGAACGCAGCAGAGCCAAATGATATGACTGCAGAGATGGAAGGCAGACAATAATGGCAAAAGGATTTCCAACACAGCCAATAAAGAAACAGAAGAAAGAGATAGTTGGAATTACGCCTAGCGAGCCCACTTTTGGCGGTGTAAGAGGAAAAGAAACAGGCCCTACATCATTTTTTGAGCAGGAGCCTATACGTCCAATTTCAGTAAGCAAAAAAGGTATAGTGCAAGATGTGGCTGGTGGAACAGCTCCTCAGGACATAAGGCAGCTTACTCCTGAGCAAAAAGCCCAGTTGGGAATTTCTGAAGAAGTAGATGCAGAGGCTATTCTTGAGAAGATAAGGAGACTTTCCTCAGTTGAAGGGCGCACAAGCGAGAGTTTAAATCAAGGTGCTAGCCTACCTGATACTTTTCCCCCTCCTGAACAGGAAACGCCTCTTACAGGGCAAGTAAAGCCCCCTACAAGCGAAACTGCAGGAGACCAGGTTGTAGATAGATTTGGTGTTGACAAGAGTTTATTTGGGAGAGCTACAATCATGGCAACACCGCAGGAGCAGGCAACAGCTATAAGCTTTGGTGCTCTTGGTGCAGGCGGATTAGGCGGAGGATTTGCTCTTAAGTTATCAACTAATAAAGCTCTTAACACATTACTAGAGGCTTTGCATTTCAGTAAAATTTATATAGGCAAAGCAGGCAAGGGCATTCTGCGTGGCAGTGCTCCTAAAATAGGTGAATTGGCAGTCAATCCCAAGTCAGCTGGATTGATGAAACAGATAGTTGGTAATATATGGGGCAAGCTTGGAATTACTTTAACTGTGTTGACTATGATAAATAGTATATTAGATAATGGGTTTGATGGCACTAAGTATCTTAATACTGTAGAGGAAGTCAAGAAAGCAATCAGGGAGAATAATTTAGCTATAGAAAAGGAGAGTGTGCCCCAGATAAGGCAGGCTTACTTGGAAGAGAACGAGATGCTGCTTAAACTTGAAGATGAGATAACTAATTTAGATGGCTGGGAAGCATTATTTAAGCATATTCCTATCCTTGATAATGCAGCAGCAAAAAGCATAATAGCTAAGGGTAAAAGGGGAATTTCAGAGAGCGAGGACAGGAAAGCTAGGCAATTATTAGAGAAATATAGAATTATACAGGCACAGGCGGGCGTTATACAAAACCTGGATCCTGATATGAGGGAAGCGATTATTGAGTATGCAGCCAGCCGTAGGCAGGACATAATAGCTGCAACTGCATTGTCAGAGGTATTGCAATGAGCAAGCCAGCCATAGAAGCAATCATCAACACAGCTGCAATAGCATTAAGCAGTTATGGTGTGATAGAGATAACAACAAAGCAGAATTATTTAGGTTTTTTATTTATATTATTCGGGATAATAATTGAAACATATAAGTATTACGGGAGGAAGAAGATATGGTAGAGGAAGAGAATAAGAGCGTATTAAAGCAGGCACAGGAGCTTTTAGATAAGGTAGAGCAAAGCAAGAAAGAGACAGCAGAGCTTTTAGAAAAAGCTGAGAAAGCAAAAATAAATGATATGCTGTCTGGCAGATCGCAGGCACAGATACAGCCAAGGCAGAAGAGAAAGCTTACCGAAAAGGAATATGCAAAGGCATTCTTTAAGGGCGAGGTAAAACTTAACGAGCCAGAGCCCGAAATAGAAGTATAAGATGGTCCATTTGATTGTAGCTGTAAGAGCGCAGAGAGAGTTCATTAACAAATGGGAAGAAGCCCTAGGTGCGGTATACCTGCCTTATGAAACCGAAATTATAAATCCTAAAACAGGCAAGAGAATGATGGGATCATTGCAGCTTGGATTAAGGCCAGTGAGATTGTATGATGTTACTTATCCGAAAGCACAGCAAGACTTAGTTCTTAAACTTGTAAGGCCGACTGCTGCATGGACTACAAAGTATCAGAAATATTTTAACTGGCTGCGCAGGATACTGGGATTGGCAGAAGTGCCGAAATATCAGGAGATGGAATTCCCACATCAAAGATTTGTTGAGGTTATAGGCATAGGAACAAAGGAAGATAAAACAAGAAATGGGGTAGAGCTCTTATGAGGTGGTTTAGGAAACAGCCATTTCTTAAGTTTGAAACTAAATATCAGATCTGCCTTTGGAAAACATACTTTGAAACAGGATATGCAATTACAAATTACTTGAAGTATCCCCTGCTGCTTATTGGAATTCTTGAGAAAATAAGCATCAGGACAGCAGTGTATTGGTCATTGCTCTATGCTGGCTTATGCCTTGCTGTAGGCTATCTTTGGTTTAAAACAGATTTCGCCAAAGCATCAGCAGAGGTGAGCAACCGCTATAACAAGTTTGTGGAAGAGGTTAGAATTCGGTTAAACGGAAAACAAAAACTTTAAATAGTTATTAGTATTTACCAAGTAACATGGCGAATGAGGCAGTCATCATTGAACTTCTGGGAAATAAAGGTGATCCTGTTCGTTATACAGTTGCTAATGCTACCGGGATTGAAAAGGGTGCAATATTAAGATTAGTTGATCCGAGGACTGCTATTGCGAGCCTTGGTTTATCCCAAGTTCCAGCTGGAATTGCGGCAGAGGAAAAGGTTGCAAGCGATGGTGCAACTGCAATATCATGCTATACAAATGGTATTTTTGATTTGACTTTAGATGCTAACGCAACATGTAATGCTGGTGATATGCTTGTTATGTCAGGAACTAATTTTGTAGCTCAGGCTTCAAAGTATATCGTAAGCACAGATGATGTTTATTTATCAGGTATGATTCTAGGAAGAGCGCTTGAGACAGGAAGCGCAGGCGAGGTTATCGCAGTAAGGGTGAACTTATAAGATGGCAGACAGTGTAGGAATGCAGGATATCAGGGCAGAGAACGTAGACAAGGTTGTTAAAGGATTTGCTCTTGCTGAATATAAGATGAAGCAGGTATGCATGATTATATCTTCTTCTTCATGGAAAGAAACATATTACCAGGAAACAGCAGCAGAGCTTACAGGCGGACTGGGGAGTGCAGTTAAGGGCATACCAAGATTAGCTAATTTCCCATATGGAGAGCCGACCTGGACCAAGACATCAGCTTACAATGTCAAGCACGGAATGGAAGGAGTGCTATCATGGGAGGATGTGGCTACAAATGCCATAGATGTGCAGGCAAGGACATTATTAAGGATTTCAAGGGCCGTAGCTAAATCAGTGGATGATGATATCTGGAGTGTGATATCAGAAAGCCAGTCAGTTTCAAATATTAATTCAGTTACAATAGCTTCAGGCAGTGAATGGGATAACAGCACAGCAGCAAACAGGGATGCACTTGCTAATATTTTATCAGGCATGCAGCTTATAGAGGAAAGTAATTATGATATGAGCACAGGCGGATTTCTATTGGTTTCACCCAAGGGATA